CTGTTGCTGTTCGTTGGCTTTGCTAATCCGCTCGTCCTGCAGCGCCTTGTAATCTGCATTCAATTCGCACCCGAGATAAGCGCGTCCGTACTCCAGCGCCACTTGCGCGGTAGTGCCTGACCCCATGAATGGGTCGAGCACGATGTCGCCTTTGCGGCTGCCTGCCAGGATGCAGGGTTCGATCAGCGCAGGCGGAAAGGTGGCGAAATGAGCGCCTTTGTACGGGCGCGTGGCGACTGTCCAGACGCTGCGGCGGTTGCGGGTAGGCCCGTCATAGCGAACATCTTCGCGGTCAGAGCGGTGCGTCGGCATCGGCGAGGCAGGGCAGACATCAGCCACGCCGCGCTTACTATTATTACGCTTGAAGGATGACGCAGCACCTTTACTGCCACCGACTGCATCCTCTTGCATTCCTTCTCGGTCAAAGTAGTACCGCTCCGACTTCGACAGCAGGAAGATGTACTCATGCGCCTTCGTGCAGCGGTCGCGCACCGACTCGGGCATCGGGTTCGGCTTGTGCCAGATGATGTCCTGGCGTAGATACCATCCGTCGGCGCGAAGGGCGAAGGCAAGCATCCAGGGGATGCCGATCAGGTCTTTCTGTTTCAAGCCGCCAGACTCCATTGCTTTTCTTCGTGCGACCCTGCCATGACAAGGCACGCTTTCAGGCGAAGTCTTGCCAACAATGGATGTTTTACCCTGACTGCCGTTCTTGTATTCGCCGCCTGTTGCGACGTAACTATCCCCAATGTTCAGCCACAGCGTCCCATCGTCAGCCAGCACATCACGCACGCAGCGGAACACCTCGACCATCGCCTGGATGTACTGCTCCGGGGTCTGCTCCAGGCCGAGCTGCCCTTCGTGGCCGTAGTCGCGCAGGCCAAAGTAAGGCGGCGAGGTAACGCACATTTGCGCCTTAATTCCATCTCTCGCCCAGCGCCGCATTGTCTCGCGGCAGTCTCCGAATTCGATTTTATTCACCCAACAATCCTTCCATCAAACTCCTGCCGCAGCTTTGACAGCATCTCGCCAGGCGCAGCGCACTCGCTCGGGTTAGCTAGAATCTCGCGGCTGCTGTACACGCCATTGCCTGGCTGGCCGTTAGACACCTCTTTGCCGTCAATCATGTAGATCGCCGTCCACTCATCTGGACCATCCTTGCGCTGCCACGGGACCAGATCAGGATGCAGCACATGGCTCTCGCACCCGGTGTGCTGGGCCTCTAACGGGATCACATCATCCCAGCGGGCGCAGTGCCAAGTGCTGTCAGGCTTGGCTGTTGCATGGGCGCAGGTTCGGCAGTTGGCATATTGGGTTTTTTTGTCTTCGTGGCAAAATTTGTGTGCGTCGCAAAATTTGCACTGATACCAGCTTGGATCGGTACTTATCGGAGGCGGCATCCGATCCGACTGCGTGATGTAGTGGCCACGACGTATATACTTTTCAGCCGTTTCCTTGTCATATTTGACTCGTTCTGTATAGATTCGGTCATCGTCCTTGCAGACCGCCACATACAGCGCCCGGTCAATCTGCGTGCCGTGCATGTAGACCTGCATCTGCACGAAGTGCTCGGGCTTGGACTTCTCCACCCCGTCTTTCACCAACGCATCAAAGGACTTCTTGCTGTACGTCTTGAACTCAGCAACGTGCTTGGCCTTGGGCGCTTCGGGCACACCCTTGTCGATGATGGCGTCCAGCGAGCCAGAAACGTGGCTTCCGAAATCCACTTTGTGCTGCGCCGAGACCCGCCGTACATCCACACCAATGGCACGCAAGTCGCTGATGATGGTGACTTCCTCGTTCTGGCCGCGCCTGAACAAACGCAGGATGCGCCCTGGGAACTTAGGCTGTACAGCCCAGCGAAATGACAGCCATAGCCAGCGGTCACAGGGGTGGCCCAGCAGACTAGCCCCTAGATGCGGGCGGGGCTTGTCAGCCTTGCTTTCGTGGTACTTGTCAATGAGCGCCTGGACGCTATGATCCGATTCGGGTATTTGCATTGCCCGCTGTCTCCTAGTTGGTTGAGATTGCCCCGCACTGTCATAGGTGCGGGGCTTTTTTCTTAACGCTTCGCCCAGGGAGGTGCGGCACCCTTCGCAGCAGCAGGAGCCGGGGCTGCGGCAGGGGCTGCGGCGCTAGGGGCGGTGCTGCCAGACAGCGACTTGTAGCCCTTGACCTCGTTGCTGGCCCCGTACTGTGCGTCCTCTTTGATCGCCAACTTAATGCCAAGTTGCCCGCCGATCAGTTGATCGGTGTCGGTGACCTTGGCCAGACCAATGGCGCGCATGATCTCGCCCAGGTCAGCGCGGCCAATCTCCTCGGCCTTCGGGTTAGGGTTTTTGATGTTCAGGTTGCCAAACACCACACGACCTTCGTGGCTCGGGCCAGTAATGTCGTAGCGCAGCTTGATGTACTGGCCGGTGCCGGCTTTGGTGTCCTTCAGTTCTGCCTGCGTGATGGTTGCGGTATACCAGCCAGCGGGCAGCGGCTCGTAGTTGCCACCGCTCTTGGCGGGCATCTGGTTAACGTCAAACGATTCAGAGAGGAAAGCCATTGTGTTACTCCTTGATGGTGATTTTGAAAGAGGGACGGCCGGGTTTGGCCGTGATTGCACCAGCCAGCGGCTTAGTGATCGAGTCATCGGTTGCCTTCCATACAGCCATGTTGATTTCGGGCTTCCAACGAAACAGATTCGGGAGGTGATCGGACAGGCCAGCCTCTGCGGCTAGCTCCTGTAGCTTGGCGCTATCGACCTTGCGGTCAATGCGCCCTGCGATCTTGACCACCATGCCCGTAGGCTCGGCGGTTTCGGTTGTCTCGAAGGACTCGGGCAGGCCCAGCATCTTGACGATCTGGTCTTCGATCTTGCGCCGCTCGGTGACGGCGGCTTCTTCCTGCGCTTTCCAGCGCAGCCACTCGGTACTGAGGTCTTTGAGGTCGGTCACGCCTTGCCCCCAATCTTGGCAATAATCGCCCCCAGATCAGGCGCTTCCCAAGCGGAGAGCTTGCCCGAGCGGTCCTTAGCCAGCCACAACCCGTCGCTGTCGCACATCAGGGCGCGCTGCGTTACGCCTTCGGCATCGCGCTCAACGCGCAGGGCCAGCACCTCGTCGAAGAAGTAGGGCAGACCTTGCGTCAACGATTTACCGGGCATCCCCGGGTTGTAGAGCATCTTGCCCATCTCATCTTGAGACTTCTCCAGCTTGGCGCTCATGTAGACATGCTTGCCCGGCAGGTCGCGGAAGGCCCGGATCAGCTCCTGCATGGTGGTGTTCATCTCGCCATACGCTGCGCGTCCGTCCTTGTTCTTCTTCAGTTCATAGGCCAGCACAACCTCGGCAACCTCGCTGATGGAGTCCAGCGCCACCGACTGAAAGCCCGCGGCCTCCTTGCTGTCCTTGCACCAAGCGAACGCCTCGCGCAGATCGTCCATTGACGCGATTTCGATGTAGGGAATGTCAGCGTCCTGTATGGATAGCAGGCCACCCTCGGCTGAGAGGACAATCGGGTTGGGCAGCGTCTTGACCAGCGAGGTCTTGCCCGCTCCGGCCTGGCCGTAGACGAGCAGCTTCACTCCGTTGGCAGCAAGACTGCCTGTTGATTTCAAATTGATAGCCATGCGGCTCTCCTAGTTGGCACCTCCTTCTGGAAATCAGTTCGAGGTGTCTTGCCACTCTAACCCGATTCGCGGTAGAGTGCAACCTGTCCGCTAAAAAAATATCAGAGGGTGCAAAAATGTTGACGCTTGAGCAGATCAAGAGCAGGCTGGCAGATGCCAATCTGCGGCGTGTAGCACAGAATGCCGGGATTCACCCGGCGACTGTGTACCGATTTATGAATGAGGACAGCAGGCCTTTGTACGAAACTGTCAAGGCGCTGTCGGACTACTTGACAAAGCAGGAGGCAGCGGTTAATGGCTGACCTGTCCAACATCCTAGGTGGCCCCTGGTCACCGACCATCAAGCACGTTGACCCGCCTGACGTCCAATTGTTGGACGCCATCCGCGCTGCGGGCCTCGAGCCTCCAGAGCATATCCAGATGGATGGGAAGATCCATCGCTTCAAATCTGGCACCAAAGGCTCGCCAGGCCACGGCGACAAGCCAGGTTGGTATCTGGTCTTTGGCGACGGCATCCCTGCCGGGCGCTTTGGCTGCTGGAGGGCTGGCATCGAGGTGACCTGGCGCGCCGACGTTGGGCGGCAACTTACCCAGACCGAGGAGATGGCTCACGCCAGGCGCATTGCCGAGGCCCAGAAGCTGCGGGATGCCGAACTCGAGCGCCAACGGCAGACGGCTAGTGAGACAGTCGAGAAAATCTGGGTCAATGGCGGTACGGCAGACCCTGAGCATCCATATCTGAAGCGCAAGGGCATCCAGACGCATGGCGCTCGCACCACAGGAGATGGGCGCTTGATGGTGCCCCTGTACGACGCCGACGGCAGCATCTCAAGCCTTCAGTACATCGACAAGGACGGCGGCAAGCTCTACCACCCCGGTGGGCAGACCGGCGGCAAGTTCTGGATGCTGGGCACGATGGATGAGCCAGGCACGCTTTAT